TGAAATGGCGCAGAGCGCGCCGCAGATGCACAATCTGTACGAAGCCTACTATCGCGTCTACGCCGCGATGAACGTGCGGGACATTGACGGCATTCTGAAGCCTCAGAACACGCAGATGCCCAAGGACCCGGCGTCCGAGAATGCAGCGGTGATGGACCTAATGGAACTAAAGGCCTTTGCTGGGCAACAACATGATGCCCATATCATGGCACACCTACTAATGGGGATGTCACCGTTGCTCCAATCCATGCCTCAAGCGGCGATTACGCTGCAGAAGCACGTATTTGAGCACATTCGGCTTAAAGCAGAAGAAGATGCGGAGGCCGAACTTTTCCGCCAGTATGGGAAGGACCCAGAGCGAATGGTTTCTGCGATTCAACGAGAGGGTTTGATTGCAACATTGATTGCAAAGTACCTGCAGGAAGCAAAGGCTATGCAGGAACAGCTTTCTGGCGCGGGCGCGGAGCAGGCGGGACCGGACCCGGTAATTGCGTTGAAGGAGAAGGAACTGCAGCTTCGTGCACAGCAGGACCAAGCAAAGCTGCAAATAGAACAAGCGAGACTGCAGCAAAACGCGCAGATTCAACAGCAGCGAATTCAATCGCAGGAAAAGATTGCAGGAGCCAGAGTGGACGTTGCACGCGAACGAGCGGCCATGATGAACGAACAAATCCAAGGAGCACAGCAAAATGCCTCTCAAGAAGGGCCGCAGTAAAAAGGTCATTAGCGCCAACATTGGAGAGATGGTCCGTAAATTCAAGAAGACTGGCTCTCTTGGCACAACCAAGCCGAAGAGTGTCAAGGCTGCCGTGTCACAGGCCGCTGCGATTGCCTACGGGAAGGCTGGAAAATCGCGCATGAAGAAGGCCGATGGCGGAATGGTTCGTTCGGTTGTTCGGCGTGACGGAAGGACGCCTACCAAGATTTATTGAGGGAAAAGAATTACTTGCCATGGTGTGCATTTGACGGCACCATGGCACCGCCTTCAGACGTGGCCTAATTCGTCTGCTTTTCATGGAAAAAACCATGTTCGAATTTGCAGAAAGTCTCCTTAAAGAGATACGAAAGTTGCAGGCTGACACAGAAACGTTTGTGCTCAACGGAAATATTGCCGACATGGAGCGTTATCGTTTCATGATGGGCCGTCTTGAAGGTTTGAAAATGGTCGAAGCGATTGCCAAAGAGCTTTTGGCGAAACGCAGCGGCGATGATTTTTAACCAACGGGAGGACACTCATGTCAGCAGAGTCTGAAGAAAAGACATTGACAGCGCTTGAGCAGAAGTGGAGGGAAGCCAGCGAAGAAAGGGGCCCTGCACTAGACGATGCTTATGATTCTGAGGGGAAATTTCGTCCCGAAAATCTTAACAAAACATTGCTAGACCTTGTCCCTACTCCCGTGGGCTGGAGAATTGCCATTCTTCCTTATCGTGGGCCGGAGAAGACCAAGGGCGGTATTGTTTTGGCGGAAGAATCAGTGCGTCGTGCCAATCTGGCGACGACTTGCGGTTATGTCTTGAAGGTCGGCGACCTTGCCTACAAGGACGAAAGTAAATTTCCTTCCGGTCCTTGGTGCAAGGAAGGCGATTGGATCATCTTTGGGCGCTATGCCGGACTCCGCATCAATATTGACGGAGGGGAAATTCGTATCTTGAACGACGATGAAATCGTGGGCCGTATTAACGACCCCGAAGACATCCTTCACATGTGAGGAGCATGCAAATGGCAGACGAAGAAATGCAGTTTAACGTAGGGGAAGACGAATCTCCCGCAACAGTCACTATTACCCCTGAGGAGTCAAAGGTAGTTTCTTCCCCTGAAGTAGGGGAAAGCGAACTTGACCAGTACAGCGAGCGAGTAAAACGTCGGATAGACAAGTTAACTGCTCGTTTGCGCGAGACTGAGCGTCGTGAGCAGGCCGCGCTTGATTACGCTAGAAATGCCCAGCAAAAGGCCGCCCTGTTAGAGCAGCAATACCAAAAAACTGACTACGACAGGCTGTCAGAGGCTGGAACAAGGCTTGACAGTCAGGCACTGGCGCTAAAGCAAATAATCAGGAAGGCGCGAGAAGAGGGGGACTTTGACACTGAAACAGAGGCCCAGCAAAGATTAACCACTGTGATGATGGAGAGGCATCAAGTGGCAAATGTTGCGTCGCAAAAGGCTTCTTATTTAAGCCAGCAGATGCAGCAGCAGCAACAGCAGCCCGCGCCCGCCGCCCCTGCTGCGCGCGCTCCTCGGTCCCCCGACCCCAAAGCGGAGGATTGGGCGGAGCGAAACGAGTGGTTTGGGCAGGACACGGTCATGACCCATGCCGCTTGGGGGATTCATAAAGAGTTGATTCAGAAGGATGGATTTGATCCCACCTCTGATGAGTATTATGATGAGCTTGACAAAAGGATGCGAGATCTGTTTCCCCAAAAGTTTGACAGAGCATCCACGATTTCCAGAGGTAACCGGCCCGTGCAAACGGTTGCCTCTGCCGCCCGTTCAATGGGCTCAAATCATGCACGCCGCACTGTCCGGTTGACTCCGAGTCAGGTTGCGATTGCCAAAAAGTTGGGTGTTCCGCTTGAGGAATACGCCAAGTATGTGAAGGAGTAGGAAATGTCTGACGCTTTGAACGTGCCGAAATTGAATCGCAGTGACCGCGAAACTCGTGATGACGCTGCGCGCCGTAAGCCGTGGGCTCCCCCTTCGCGACTTGACGCCCCGCCTGCCCCTCCGGGCTACAAGCATCGGTGGATTCGAGCAGAAGCCGGTGGACAGGAAGACCGAATTAACATCGCTGGTAAGCTCCGAGAGGGCTACGAGCTTGTTCGTTCGGATGAATATCCTGAATTCACCGCTCCATCCGTGGAGGATGGCCGTCACGCTGGTGTTATCAGCGTGGGGGGACTTCTTCTGGCTAGAATCCCTGAAGAGTCCGTAGAAGAACGCAGGAATTACTATTCTTCCCGCACCCACGACCAGCTTAAGGCTGTCGATAACGACCTTTTGAAGTCAAATTCGCATTCATCGATGCGGATTGACCGACCGTCGCGGCAGACCAAGGTATCTTTTGGGGGGCCGAAAGGCTCCAATCAGTAACATTTTTGAGGAATAGACAATGGCAAATGTCGATAAAGCATTTGGTCTGCGTCCGCTGGGTAATCTTTCTGCGACTGGCGCTCAGAAGCAGTACGGTTATGAAATTGCGGACAACCAGTCCGGTGCCATCTATCAGGGTGACCTTGTCACCATTGTTGATGGCTACATCGTGAAGTTCCTGCCCGCTACTCACTCGGCGGCGCTGGGTGTTTTCAACGGTTGCAACTACATTGACCCGTCGTCGGGCAAGCCGACGTGGAAAAACTACTATCCGGGCAGCGTGAATATCACGTCGGGCAAAATCACTGCCGACGTTATGGATGACCCGAACCAGCTTTTCATCATTCAGGTGGATGGCGCGTTTACGCAGGCCAATATCGGCAAGAATGCTGATGTTATTGGCACCGGTGGTAGCACCACTACCGGCGTTTCCACAATGGAGCTTAATTCAGGCACCATCGCGGACACTGCGGCCCTCAATCTTAAGATTGTTGGCCTGTGGAATGTCCCGGGGAACGAGATTGGTACTAACGCAGTTGTCGTTGTGAAGATCAACGAGCACCTGTACGGTTCCACCGGCGTCAAGGCTGTGACCTAAGAGGTAATTACAAATGGCAATTTCACGCGCACAGCTTGTAAAAGAACTTGAGCCGGGTCTGAACGCCCTGTTCGGTCTTGAGTACAAGAACTACGAGAACGAACACACGGAAATCTACGACGTTGAGTCGTCCGACCGTGCGTTTGAAGAAGAAGTGATGGAAGCCGGCTTTGGCGAGGCTCCGGTGAAGAATGAAGGCGCTGGCGTAGCTTACGATCAAGCGCAGGAAGTCTACACCGCTCGTTATACGCACGAGACCATTGCTCTGGCATTCAGCCTGACCGAAGAAGCCGTCGAAGATAACCTCTACGACCGTCTTTCGGCTCGCTACACCAAGGCGCTGGCCCGTTCCATGGCTACCACCAAGCAGATCAAGGCCGCTTCCGTGCTGAACGGTGCTTTTGACACCTCTCTGGGTGGCGACGGCAAGCCTCTCTGCGCGACGGACCACCCGACCCTGTCGGGCCCGGATCTTCGCAATGAGCTGGAAACCTCTGCGGACCTTTCCGAGACCTCCCTTGAGCAGGCGCTTATTGATATCGCGGCGTTCACTGACGAACGCGGTCTCAAGATTGCCGTTCAGGGCCTGAAGCTGATCATTCCGAAGGAACTCCAGTTCACTGCGGATCGTATCCTAAAGTCGACACTTCGTGTTGGCACTGCGGATAACGACATCAACGCCATCCGCAACATGGGCATGATTCC